GACCTGCTATTAGTTTTGCAAAGAAAGTAATGACAGGAGATGTAGAAATTTTTGGAGACGATAGTGAATAATTTTATTTGCGAGGAATGCGGCGCTAAGGTCGTTGATTCTCCCAAAGGTTATACGAAAGGATGTGAACATTACCCAGTTGAGACAGTAGAAGAGATAGCCCCAAAGCGGGGCCGCCATATTGTTTTAGACTTGAGTGATGATACTGCTGTCAAAGAAAAGTTTGGCGGCTAAATTATATATTATGAATGGTGTGAATAATGAAAGATCATTTTCTCTGGGTCGAGAAGTATCGGCCTCAAACTATCGAAGATTGTATCCTACCTGAAAAAACAAAAGCCACATTCAAAGAGTTCCTACAGAAAGGAGAAGTACCCAATCTTCTCCTTTGTGGCACTGCTGGTACAGGTAAGACTACAGTTGCACGAGCCTTGTGTGAAGAACTAGGTTGCGATTATATCGTTATCAATGGTTCAGATGAAGGTCGTCAAATCGATACCCTCCGAACAAAAATCAAAAGTTTCGCTAGTGCTATCTCATTCGAGAACAAAACTAAAGTTGTAATCATCGATGAGGCAGACTATCTCAATCGTGAATCAGTACAGCCTGCACTTCGAGCATTCATCGAAACATTCTCTGAGAACTGCCGATTCATCTTCACTTGTAACTACAAGCAAAAGATTATCGATCCTCTTCACAGTCGAACCACAGTCATTGAGTTTAGAACTGACAAGAAAGATCAGCCCGTACTTGCAAGTAAGTTTATGAAGCGCATGAAGTATGTTCTCGATGCTGAAGGTATTACATACAAGGACAAAGTTCTCGCTGAACTTTTGATGAAATACATTCCAGACTATCGCCGTGTACTCAATGAGATGCAGCGTTATAGCTCATCAGGCACTATCGATGAAGGCATTCTTAGTAATATTTCTGATATAAATACTAAAGACCTTATCTCTTCATTGAAAGAGAAAGATTGGAAGAAGATGCGTCAGTGGGTTGCTAACAATGTTGATACTGACCCTCAAGGCATTTTCCGTTACATTTATGATTCGTTGCTTCCTGAGATTAAAACAATCCCTCAAATGGTTTTGTTGATTGCTGATTATCAATACAAGGCAGCATTCGTAGCAGATCAGGAAATTAATCTCACTGCTTGTCTAACTGAAATCATGGCAAGCATACAGTTTAAGGACTAATAGATGAAATGGCCAAGAAACGAAACTCAAATTAAAATCAGACTCATTTTCAAATCAGGACACACGCATGATATGTGGATTAAAGATTTGAAAATGACACCCGAGGGTAATTTAGAGTGGGAACATCTTGAGGACGACAACTCTTTACTTGAGTTTTCTCCCGATGAGATTGCTGCAATTATAAGAGTTGGCAGTAGGACTAAAACGGTCTGGGAATAAATTATGAGTTTTCTTGAAGAATTGGGACCTCCTATCGAAGTAGTCGATGAGAAATCTTTTGAAGTAAAAACTAAAAAGATAAGTCCGTTTGATTTTGCTAACAGTATCAGTTTCACAAAAGAGAATCTTATCGTAGACGAAGCTACAGAGAAGGAGTACAATCCTTTCATTGTGAATCGTGCGCTAGGATTTTCTGCTGATACTACTATTCCTGCAAACGAAATGAACTCTCGTCCACACATAGACAGTAAGATGCAGTATGACTTTCTATGTGCGGTCGTTCGCAAAAGTAAACGATACAACAAATGGATTAAGTCTGAAGAAGAAAACTTAGATGCAGTCCAAGAATATTTTGGTTATAGTTTCAATAAAGCGAAAGAAGCCTTGAGAATTCTATCTGATGACGATGTTACAAGAATCAAATATAAGATAACTAGATCAAAGGGCGGCAATCTGTAAAGTTATAAATACATTCAGTTGTAATTATAATAATAAGGTAGATTGAAATGACTGACCAAGATGATTTCTTTAACATTGATTATGAAGGTTATGCTCCTTTGGAAATCCTGTTAGAAGATCCTGAAAACTTTTTAAAAATTAAAGAGACTCTTTCTCGTATAGGAGTGGCGTCAAAAAAGGACAATACTTTATATCAGTCCTGCCATATCTTACACAAACAAGGTAGATATTTCATTACGCATTTTAAAGAGCTGTTTGCTCTTGATGGTAAAGAAGCAGATTTTACTGAAAATGATATCGCTAGAAGAAATACGATAGGTAAGCTCCTACAAGAGTGGGGCTTAGTTAAAATTAAAAATGATGTTGATTTAATAACTTGTCCTATGAGTCAAGTTAAGATTATTTCATACAAAGATAAAAAAGAATGGAATCTAGTTCCTAAGTACAACATAGGTAAGAAGCGATAGATTATGCTTAACAATAAGCGAGTGTTCCCCTACTTATTGCTTTTAGGACAAGTAGTGGCGATACTTTCAACGAGTTTAATGCTCAATGCTACACCATGGCAATGGGCAATAACTCTTGGCGTTTATTGTTGTATGATGATTAGTGTGACTATAGGATACCATCGTCTAGCATCCCATCGTGCCTTCAATTGTCCTTCTTGGCTTAGAAACATACTTCTCTTTTTTGCCGGCATTCCATTCTATGGACCTGCTATGGTATGGGTAGCGAATCATCGTGAGCACCATAGATACTCTGACACAGACAAAGATCCTCACAGTCCTCACTTTAAAGGCTGGTTCAGAAGCTACTTTCTACAAGTGTTAGCTCCAATACAATTGAAGTATGTACGAGATTTATTAAGACAGGATGCCTACAGAAAGCAGACAAAGTATTATTGGCACATCATAGCAGTGTATGCAGGTATTTTATATTTAATAGATCCGTTTGCTGTTGTATATGCTTATCTAGCACCTGCAGGATTCAGTAAACTCATAGGAAGTTTTGTGTTCAGTTACTCACACAGAAACAGAGTAGCAAACGATGACTTCTGGTTAGGTATGCTAACTTTTGGCGAAGGTTTTCACAAACTGCATCACGAAAAAGCAGCTATACACAGATGGCATAAGTATGATGTAGGTGGAATGTTAATAGAAACTATTGACAACACAAAAAAAGTTTAGTATTATAGTTAAATGATGTATAAATAACAATGCTGATGGCAAGTCGTCAGTGAAGTCCACCTAGTCTATAGTAAGGATAGAGCGGGCTTGTTATTGGCACCATCCGAGACGCCGAAAGGGTCTCACACATAAAACTCGCTTAATAGGAGAAGCAAAATGGTAACTCGTAAGTTTAATGTGGCCGACATGGCCGAAATTTTAGACAATGTTCGTCCATTCACAGTGGGCTTTGATAGAATGTTCAATAACTTGGAAAATGTTTCCGAGATCGCAAGCAACTATCCCCCATACAACATTGTCAAAACAAGCGATGAAGAGTTTGTCATCGAGATTGCGGCTGCTGGTTTTACAAAGGATGAATTCAACATCCATGTAGTTCCTGAAGGCAAGAAACTCGTTGTACAAGGTGTTCAAGATCGTGGAGAAGACAAAAAAGAATACTATCACAAAGGAATTGCAGCACGAAACTTCACACGAACTTTCGCATTGATGGAAGATGTGGAAGTAACAGGTGCAGACTTCGTTGATGGTATGTTGAATATTTCTCTTGTAAGGATTATACCTGAAGAGAAGAAACCCAAAGAGATTAAAGTGAAATAAAATAGGATATTATTATGGCCGATGTACAAATTATTAAACTCTCTTCAGGCGAAGACATCATTGGTTCTGTTACCGAAGTAAATCTCGAAGGCGGAAAGATGATTCAAGTTGAAAAGCCCTGTTATATTATGATGAGACCAAAGCCTGAGAACGAATACGAATTTGTACTCGGCCTCACTCCTTTTGCTCCCTATGCAAAAGATCACGTAGTACCTATCATGCCGATGCATGTCGTCTCTGTATTTTCACCCAACACAGATTTGCTCAATGAATACAATCGTAGATTCGGTAGTGGTCTAGTAGTACCAGACGATAACATTGCAAAGCCTGCCCCTAAACAAATCATTACAGGATAGATTATGTACGAATACAGAGCAACAATAGTTAAAGTAGTAGACGGTGACACTGTAGACGTTGACATCGATCTAGGGTTCGGTGTATGGTTGAAAGATGAGCGTGTACGCATCATGGGCATCGATACACCAGAGTCACGCACTCGTGACAAGGTAGAAAAGAAGTTTGGTCTAGCTGCTAAAGCTAGATTGAAGTCCCTGCTAGGCAAGACAGCGGTGCTAAAGACGAGAGTAGCAAAAGACGGCGAGGACATGAAAGGTAAGTTCGGTCGTATCTTAGGTGACTTCGAAGTCTACTATGCAGCAGAAGACCGATACTGCCTAGCCGGTGAGGTTCTAATCAAAGAAGGACATGCTGTACTGTACGAAGGTCAATCTAAAGATGATGTACAGGGACAACACATGGTCAACCGCCAACGACTTATTGCCGAAGGTGTAGTATCCGTCTGATTTCTCTCTACGTGCGTATAGGGTTTTTGAACGATTGGTATAACTTGACATTCTTTTTACTTTATGTTATGATGATATTTAATTTATTATTAGTAGGTGAAAACATTGAAGCCAGATGTAAAAGAATCAGCAGCATACGATAATTATCTCGAAAAAGATGTGCGATTAAATGACGATTATACTATGTCACTTGATCGCTTTTTTGGTGATGAGATTCCTGTGCCACTTCCTCCTAAAGTCAAGACTAAAGAAGAAGTGGCAGGCGTCTATAAAGTTCTTTATGTTCATTTTCGCAATGTCGATGATATGGCAGAATTTTGTGAATTGATTGGACAAATGATAGATTATAAGACCAAAGTTATAAACTATCCCGCAGAGCCAGAAGTAAAACTCTTTGAAGATGAAGAAACTACAGTAAAGATTGACAAATCTCTTCTAATTCCAAAAAACACTGTAAAAGATACTTCTAAACTAGAAATAGAGATAGAAGATGCGGTTGTCGATGTCAATTCAAAATGGAAAGATCATTGGATTGATATGCCAGAATATGAACAAAACGATGCTCCTGCATTTAGAACTATTCATGTTCATTTTAGAGATGAAGAGAATTATCAAAAGTTTGCTAAAATTATTGGTCAAGAGTTGACAGCTAAGACCAATTCGACTTGGCATCCACGACTCAATGTTACTAAAAATATGTTACTTAGATGGGTAGATGAGGCTGAACCCAAGCCCTTGCGACATCCTATGTACATTGTTTCTAAAGGTCGTGCTGATACAATGATTACTTCAAGATCATTGTCTCGTATGAAAATTCCACATTACATAATCATTGAGCCACAAGATGAAGCACCGTATGAGGCTGCATTAGATAATTTTGGTATTCGTGACTATGTGACATTGCTAGTTGCTCCATTCTCTAATCACGGAGATGGTCCTGGCCGTGCTAGAAACTGGGCATGGGATCATTCTATCAGTATGGGAGCAACATGGCATTGGGTACTTGACGACAATCTAGCAGACTTCTATCGCTTGCATCAAAACGAAAGAATCAGATTTGAGAGTTCTACTGGTTTTCGTGTGATGGAAGATTTCTGTGACAGATACGAAAATGTTTACATTGCAGGACCTCAATACAGATTCTTCATTGCTCCAAATCAATCATATCCTCCATTCGTAGCAAACACACGAATCTATTCTTGTCTGTTAATTCGCAATGACTGCAAACACAGATGGCGTGGTAGATATAACGAAGATACTGAT